GAAGTGCCCTTAGTACTTCGGTAACTGAGATCGCTCCCTCGGCAGCTTTCTTGTAAATGTCGGTGCCGAATTTCTTTCTTAATAGTTCTGCGACCACGGCGTTTTGCTCCATCACGGAACGGAGTTCTTGTCCGCGGAGTTGACCTGAGGCAAAGGCCTGAGACAACTGAATGATTGTGTTGGTAGTTTCCGTTACCGTCGATCCGCTTAAGCGGAATGAGTTGGTGAGTACCTTGGTTAATTGCACGATGGATTCTTGGCTTGCACCCGCACCCTTTAAGGCGATGGCCAAACGTGCATAGGATTCGGCAGTACCGGGGATGGAGCTATTGGTTTGCTTCGCCACTCTAAGGAGTGACTCCATCGTTTTCGTAGCCGCTTCCTGGGAGCCAGTGATCGTAACCAAACGGCTATTTAAGTTCTGCATGGTATCCGAGATACCGGCGATCTGTCTCAAACCGTTAAGTGACAAATACCCAACGAAGGCATTTTTTAAAAACCCAAAAGAGTTCGAAAGGTTTTTGACGTTGCCATTTAGGCGAGCCATGTAATCGGCCATCGCCTTTAGTTCTTGGCTACCGCTTACGTCCGCCTTTACTCGAATCACTCTTGTTTGAGTGCTTGCTGGCATTCTTCCCCCCCGAAGCCTTTTCGACCTTAGACCTCTGGATGCGCAGGTATGCCGCATCTACGAGTCGTATAATTTGCAAGAATTCGTCGAAATCGCCTACATCATAAATCCTAGAGTATTCAACTATAGCTGTAAACGGAATAGGTCCCAACTCAAAACCTATAGGGCGACATGAGTCTAGTTCACGGAATGCGTCATAGAAAAACTCTAGACCTCCGATCTCGGGCTCCATGTCTTCTTCTTTGATGAAACCCCCTGGGACGAGTTTCTCATAGTACAGGCCGGACTCTAATTCCTTGGACCACTTGGTCCCCCAGGCAATGTACCGGCCTATGAGTTTCCCACTACCTCCGCTTGGTAGTTCTTGTAGTCATTGCAGCTATTGAAAAGAGTCCAGAACAATTCAGGAAGGTTCCTAAAGAACTCGATTGCAATGTCTGGCGAGTAGGGAGTGACCTGGCCGTCGATTTCAATTCCCTCCCAGTCAACTAAACATGCTTTGACGAATACTTTGATCTGGATCTCTTCGGCCTTCTTGGGGTCAATTGTCCCCTTCTCAACTTGTTGCGCGAGAGGCTTATAGTACGTAGCCACTGCCGCTTTGATCTGAGGGTTTGTAGCCTTCATCGGGCGAACAAGAAAGCGAACGCCATCGGCGATCTCAAACCACACGCCCTTTTGTTCAAGTGTTTCATCTGTCTTAAAAAACTTATCGAGATTAGTTTTCATGCCTCACCCCTTTATTTGATGTTTGGAAATAGTCCCAAATAAAAAACCCGAAATCAATTAAGATTTCGGGCCAAAGGGTACATCAAAGATGGGTGAAATCTAATTTGATGTGGAGAAACCCCTTTATAGTCTAAACAATGTCAAAGAGGACTCGCCCGCGGCACCGACTTTAGCCGATCCGCTCATCTCCATTTGAACGTCCTGGTTCGCTCCACCGGAAGCGGGATCGTCAAACGAGACCTGGATCGCAGGAAGGTACGCAGCGTAAGATCCACCGCCGTTTTTCACGACAAACCCAAGACCGAAACTATCCTGAGAAAGTTTTCTCTGGAGCATGTCCCAGTTAGAATCCTTCAAGTAGGAAGTCAGGTTGACGGCAACACTTGCTTGGCCGGGAGTGTAGGCAGTGGGTGCAATTTCTCCGACGCAGTTCTGAGCATTGTAGTTGTTAGACAACTGCAATCCCAAAGTCTGAATGCAGAATGCTCCCGAAGAGTAAGAGCCCGAGATGTTCGTGGCGACAAAGGGCATGTCGACAGATCCGTTGAGCGAGTTGGTAGTCGCTGCATCGGCAACGAAAAACTCATCGTTCAAATAGTCCGTAGTTGTCTCAACCGCTTCGTAGCCATTGCCGTTGAAAGAGAACGAGCCAGAGATCAATGCTCCGTACTCGACAGTCAACTGCATTTCGTTTGCGACCATGCCCTTATAGTTGATGGCCTTATCCGAAAGATCCAAGAACTCTTTTACCATCGCGTATGAAACGGGAGTGGTTCCGATGGTCAGTTTGTCCATGCGCTTATAGGTAGTGGCGCCGCCCGTTCCGTTTACTTGGAGGCCATTGCCTACGAAGCCAAGGGTGTTTGCGGCAACGGAAGTAAGCATCACGATCGCATTATTGGCAGGAGCCGTGAAGCCTGCGAGTTGGACGAAGTCCCCGACTTTCAAACCATCGTCAACGAAGCTTCCGCTTACCGAAGTGATAGTAGCGCCACTGATCGTAAGTGCACGAGTGACTAGGGCCATCGTGTTCCAAGTGTTCAGCATTGCCGATTGCATCAGTTCTTCGAGTGCCGCCTCTTTCGCAAGTTCGAAAGATACTTGTCCGCCCACTTCAAGACCCGTGACGACTTGTCCAGAGGACATACGATCAGTTCGGATCTGAGCCGACTCAACGGTCGTGGGAGATCCGCTCAAAGACTCAGACACGAAGCGGATAGTTTTAAAATCACCTGTTCCGTTAGCCAAGAAAGCTGCGGCAGCGGCAACTTGGAAATTACCGGCAGTGCCAGAGATTGCAACAGAGACTAAAGCGGCTGCATCGGTGTCTCCATCAATTGCGGCCTTTACTTGAGTGGCCGTCGACACGCCGTCATCGATTGTAACGACGATTGCTTTGTCAGTTACCGCAACACTCTCTGAGCCAGCGGTAGCGCCATCAACGTAGGCAATGGAAATACCATTTCCGCCCACGCCATACTTCTTAGCCATATAGGTTAAGTCTTGAATTACTAAGGAAGCTTTAACCCCCGAAGTAGGCAACACCCCGTAGGTATCCTCTTTAACCAACGAAACTCGTACCTGGTTTGAACTCGACACGTTAAATCCCCCTTAATTTAAATTACAAATCAATGTCCATTTGATAGCCAACAATGAAGCTTCCGCTCATGTAGCCGCCCTCGAATTGGAGGGTGGCGCCAGCATCGAAATTCATTGGTGTGACCGACTCAATTAATATAGCGCCAATTCTCTGCCCACGTAAAAGATTTCTTAAAGCCTCCCCACGAGTCAATAGCTGTGTTCCATTTCCTATCTGAGCGGTCGTAACCACATGAAAGTAAATAGCTCCTGTCTCCCGGTATTTCCCCTTTAGGTTGTCCGCCGCTAGCGCCACTGGCACTTCATCGTCACCTTGAAACTGGACCACAAGCCACGGAGCGTCATCTGAAATGCCTGCTGTGTCCAACATTTCCTTAAGTTCTTCGAACTGAGAAGTCAGATCGATGACACTCTCTGTGGGAGCATTGTCCGCAATGAATTGCAGGACCGCAGTCCTGACCGCAACACTACTCATACCGTACCGCCTTCCTTAAGTGAGATCACAATAGCGGGGTACAGATAAGTACTAGGCTTAGACTTAGATCTCTTCCTCGTACCGCTCGCTTTACTAAATGTCTTGAACACGGCGCCTAGTCCAAGGACGTAGCCGGGGATAAACTTAAACCGTATAGTTGAGTTTCTTTTGTATTTTCTTTTGATCGCTCGTGAAGCCAGAAAGTAGGCTCCATTCGGAGCAAGTACTTGTGGTCCAGATCTTTGGCGCTTGTCCCTGGATTTCTGATAGCGCGGGGATCTGGAGCTAAAGCTTCCGTTACCGGCAGTCACGCCTAGGCGCTCGAGCCTTCTAGCGTAGGGCTGAGTATTTACGATCACAAAAGAATCTGAATCTTTTAACTCCGGGGACTTTGAAAGCCACGCACGTAAGTCACCCATGTTCTTTGCGATGACCGTGGTATTCCAAACAACTATGTGGCTAGAGATGTAAAGACCTGTGTCCACCGGAGATCTATCGAGCACCGCTTGATAGGCATCAAGGAGGATTTCCATCGCCTCGGCCCTAGCGGTGATCTCAATTTGGCCGAACGGTTTTACCTGATCGATTCTACGACCAACACGGCCATCGACCGAGATGACGGGCTTTTTATCAAAGCCTAAATCTTGTTCTTCCTTTAAAGTTTCAAAAGCAATAGTGGCCAAGGAAGTCCGAAAGAATTCGAACAACTCAGTGAGGGTGATCTCGCCTTTAAGATCAGAATCAATAGTGTACTGCGGAGCCTTTCGGCCCGACTCAGATACACTGATTGAAACTTCAAAGCTACTCACACCGACATCTCCAAGCGATGATGGCTCCACCGAGATCAACCATCTCCATGATCTCATCTATGGCCATTGTGCCGTAAGTTGAGTCAACGATCTTATCCCCGCGCTTAATGATCGGAGTCAGTGGGGAGGCAATGGTAGCGCGGGAGATTATAAATTCTCTTCCATGTATCGTCGTCTGAGAAGGACCCTCGAGGAAGCGGAAATAGTTCGACGGCATAATACGTATTGCGGTCTCGACCGTTGGAGAACCAAGCCTACGTAAGATAGCAGGCCGAGAGTGCATAGCGTATAGAGCATTGAAAGCTCCTTCCAGCATTAGGCCTCCTCGACATATTTGATTTCTCCGCCGCCAACGATCACTCGTTCACTGCGATAGAAATCCAAGACGTTTAATTGCGCTCCGAGAATAAGACCGAATGTATTTTTACGATCGTTATTGTTAAGAGTATAATCGAAATCAATTGCGATTGCTCCCGGAATAGAAATGCGCTGAACATCACTACCAAAGTTTAGGGCAATGCCGCTCTTCTTCCTATTGTACCGCTCCTCCACCAAAGACTTAACTGCCGCTAGTATTGGCGTCGGGAGATTGGCCGCCAAGAATCCAGCGGTGTAGGTGACCTCGATAACTTCACCGCACGGAAATCCATATTTAAAAATGATCGTGCCGGTGGGTTTATGTAAGCGATAGTTAGCTACGTCGAGTGCTACGCCGTCTACATCGATAGAGGCGATGGACGATACCGGGTAATGGTAGAGCTCAATTTCTCCCATCTTTCGGTAGTCATCCGTATAAAAAGTTTGGACGTAGTCATCTTGTTCGAACTTTCGTCGGCAATAGGCCTCGACTGTATCGGAAACTAATTGCAATTGCTCAGTGAGGAAGGTGTCGTAAGTACTAGTGCCCTCCCCCAGATAAGTTTTCATGTCGGACAAACTAACTAACATACATCCCCCTTAAGCCGGAAAGAACCAATGGCCACAAAGTACACCGGCCACAAATGGAAGTGCCGGTGAATACCAAGAAAACTCAGTGAGGATCATCGATATGGTCTTCACTGATTTATCGTCACGTCTAAGCCAGTATAGAAAAATATCCCACACGAGCCAGATCAAGGACGTAGAGATAAGTATCAACGTCGTAGTGCTCATGCCCACCCCAGGTAAACCGCAATTTCGTTCATAATCCACCCAATCATTTCAGTCGAAAGCGCATGATAGTCCTCGGACATATCGTCTGGTACAGCGCACATGAGGGCCGCAAATGCGGTTTCAATATCCCCCGATACAACTAGGTTCATTAAATCTATAATTACTGTTTGTCCCACTAGAGGGGTTAGTTGAGGCATTGCCATTGCGTGGGCCTCTAGGACTGAGATTTCTAGTGCCCTTAGTCTACTGTGCACCCATAGAGATTGGGATAGGCCTAACCCCCCATCGATGTTCCTCTTCTTAAGTCTCTGCATTAACTCTTCGGCCCATCGCCTGCGACCCGCTATAGAGATTTCAATTTGCACTGAGCCAATATACTGAGCCAGTGTAAGGCCCATAGGTCTTGGAAACGAGACATAGGGAGGAACTAAATCATTACCCACCATTTTCCAGCCGATCTCTGGCTGAGGGTCTACCCCCCCTAAAGGAAAAATTTGTTGGTAAAGAGCCTGTAGCGGCGCCAAGTCCGCCTCGCATAAATCGCGAAGGTCTTTAACCTCGTTGTCGTTCACTAGAGCGTAGAGCATTACTCATCCACCTTCATTATTTCTAAACGCTCAACTGATTTTCTTAGCTCATTTAAAGAGTCAAACATGCCGAGACTGTTAAACCATACCTTGGCTCCGTAATGCCGTCTCACCCTACGAAGTTTAGTCTCGATCATGTAGCACTCTTTCCCGGTCAATTCGTTAGACCCGAGAAAACTTTGAGTAACGTTGGCTGTGTGGACTCCATTGTCATTGGTAGTAAAATTTAAAGAGCCGATGAGAGTCATAGACCACGAGCCAAGGGCAACGCGATATAACTTCCCCGATAGGACAATAGAGTTTAGAAGGTTGTTATCTTTTGAAAGTGTCGTAAAGATATTCAATCCATCCATAGTGTCAGCGTTAAACCTGGCATGTACTCTAGCTATGGGTAGCTTCCTTGATTTCTCATGCCACGTTCTCTCTAGGCGAATTGAGTCAGACAAACAAAGGCCGCGCCCGGCTTTTTGTTTTACCGCAATTATATAATCGCAATATTGCAGGTGTCTGACTCTTCTCATTTATTCACCGTTAACCAATCCAATGGTCGCGGTCTTTTCTTCATTCTCATAGGGAATTTCAATCTCTAAAAGATAGTGAGTTAGGTCGAACAATAATGAAGCGAGAACGGGAGTAATATGGAAGTAGCCGTTAATGTCGGCAGTAATCCCACTCTCAGTTAGGCCCGACACTGCCGCTCCTGATTTATCTCTGATTCTGTAGGAGGCGTCCCCCAGGTTTGTATCCTGGCGTAGTCCATTTTTATTTAGCCAGAAAGAGCATTCGAATTCATTTGAAGCATTGATGTTGGCCGTTGCGCACACCTGAAAGATCGGCTCCATTTCCACGGTGCCGACCTGAAACGTCCCTTGATACACAGCGGACTGAGTAAGTATGTCCGCCATGATTAAGCCTCCTTAAGTGCCGGTCTAATATCTACGCCGGGAGGGGTACTAAAAGTATAACGAACCAACGTGCCTACCGTATTGGGAATGGTCCCTAGCGCAGTCCAGGAAACTCCGTCGTTGGTCGAATAAGAAAATCTAGCCGCGTTAGCCGTAGTGTTATGATCAACTACTTGAGAAGAACTTAGATCATAGGCCAAGTACCTCAAGGCGGGAACGCTCGAGGCGTATGCCTCTTTCAACCTGAATGCAGTAATAGACGGGTTTCCATTATCGGAATGATCTACCGACAGTTCCCAGTTTTCGGAACTATCTGTCATTGACTCGAACCCTAAAAAGAATTCTTGAAGCTGCGCGGGGATGGATGTGTCTAGTCCAAGCGTAGCGAAAGTAATCTTAAATTGTATTTGGTCAGAGGTAGCAAACGAAGATAGATCGTCGGCAAAGCCAATGTCTACCCATCCGCCAGAAATAGATCCAAACCCAGAGGTACGATAAAAAACCTTTAACGACCCCGTGTAGTCGAAAAGCTTATCTAGGGTCGTAGCAAAACGCATGATCATTTCGGGCGTGTCTAAAACTTTTGAAACAATATAGGAATGGTCGAAAAGGAACTCCGACCTAATGTCCGCAAGCATTACTCCGCGTTGACCGGCTGTAGAGTTAGTTATCCCTAGCCATCCTTGCTCTAAGTCCATGCTTGTGATCGCCGCCGATGGTTGAAACTCCACGACGTTATTCCCAGTTAATCCCTCGAAATATTTGTTATTAGTTCCACCAAAAATTGTATCAAGGGAGTTGTTCGCAAATTGCTTCATAACGAAAACAAAGCCATTTGTGTAGAAAGCCCTGTCCAACAAGTTTGACCACGCTGCGTATGTCGGAGTGGGCAAAGTAATTTGGTTCGCCGCTCCTAGTAAGTTTACCGATTGGAGCGAGGGCCACGACGTTACGCCCGCCGTTAGCTCGGATAACTTACCTAAATAAAGTTGTGATGTAGTCGCTAAAAACGCGCAATCAAACCCAGAGAGCGGTCCATGTGCGGGCTGGGCAAAATCCTCTGAGTCAGTAAGAAGTAGAGTACCCGTGAGTGCGGGCAAGTTACCAGTCTTATGAGACCAATTTGAATTCGTCTGACCAAAACCACGCCCTACGGTTCCCGAAGAAATGTCGGTCGTAAAGTTAATCGCCGCTCCGCCCGTAGTAGCTGAAACCTGGAAACTCGTTCCGGCCACAGCGTTAGTGACGAAGTATGTAGTGCCTGCCGTTAAACCGGCGCCGCCAGTTAGCGCAGTGAAAGTAACTTGATCACCGTTAACGAAAGCGTGTCCAGCCGCCGAAATGACATCGGTCGAAGCAAGACCCGAGACAGAAATTGTAGAATAAGTGGGAGCGGTGTTTGTATTGTAGACGTAATACTGATGGGTCGCCGCCACACCGTTATGGACATAAAGCTTATTGTTGGTCGCATCCAATACGGAACCTGCCGCCGCCGTCATCAAGTGCGCAGACCCTAGCTGTCCTGTTTCTTGAAGAAAATAAACGGCCTTTTGGTCGTTGCCGGTAGCAAAGCCGATTGAGGGAAATCCGGTCGGGACGAAGTCCGAAAGCGCCAAACTATTTACCAACATTGTACCGCCATTGATCACGACGCTACCAGTAGTAGTAATGAAAACCTTCCAGCCCGTAGTGCCGGTATCGATGGCCTTTAACGAGCGATAGACCGTGGTCGTTGCGGCCACGTCTGGGAGAATAATGTTTACGCGACCTACGTAAACATAGGCTCCGGTCGTGTAATTAAAAGTGTAGAGTACTAACGGAGTAGCTGCGCCAGCCTCCGCACCTAGCACAAATAGGCGGCCATTCGAAGTTAAATACATGCCGTTTACCGCGGGGGTAACGCCAGTATCAGTTTGCACGTCGATAAACTTATTAAGGGGAGGCCCAAGAACCAGTTCTCCATCGATAGTCTTTTGACTAATTCTCCCTTGAATAGTTGTCTTTGTCTGATCATAGGAACTAACAACTACTTCATTAAGATCCGCTTTAATGTATCTCATCATCTCCCCTAACTTATTTCGTAATGGTATCCGTTAAGCTTAAATTTATTACCCAACGTAGTATATTCATAAATTTTTGTTAGTACGTTCGCGCCAAAGGCTCCGCCGGTACAAACAATCTGAGATATTCTTTGGTTAATTGAACCTACATCCAGATAGCTAACTGTCTTAGAAATCTCTGAATTAGGATACGTTAAACTAGAGTAAGAAACCCCGCTAACGCGCATAGTCCTTTGTCCCTCATCCGCATAAGACAATTCTGAAACTCTATCGTGTGCGGCGAGTATAGCTAACATTGTCTCAAGACGCTCGCTGTAATCCGGGTAGCCTTGGACACTGGCATCGCTTCCGGGAGGACCTTGAGGACCTTGAAGACCTTGAGGGCCTTGAGGACCATTTAAAGAATCAATGAAATCCTGTTCGGTTCCAGAATTACCTAACTCTAGCCATATCTCATAGGCGGATTTCCCGTCGGCTCCGGGGGTGCCTCCTCCCCCGCCTCCAGACGTTCCGACTACGCCTCCGCCCAATACCCAAGTCTCTTTTATATTTTTCGGCAGATCTACGGGGTCTGATTCAATCTCCGAACCATCAGAGTAATGAAAGACAAGCGTGAATTTATCCCGGCCTTGGTTGATCGAGATCTTTACTACAACTGGAGCGTCTTTACCGTCTCGGCCCTCTAAACCTGGCTGGCCAGGTATACCAGGCATACCCATAGGGCCGGGAAGACCACGCACGCCGCGTGGACCCATTTCACCCTTGTCCCCTTGAACTCCATCGCGCCCGGCCTTCCCTCTCTGACCACGAGGCCCGCGAAGAAGGAGTCTGTCTTCTTCCGTTAAATCGGAGAACTTGAGTTTAAGTTCTCCTTTTTCCTCTTCGGTCAGATCTTTAAAGTGAAGTCTTAGTTTATCAATTTCCTCACTAGAAAGGTCGGTAAATTTTAATTTCAGGCCCTCAAAGAATTCGCGGTGTTCTTCAAAGTCAAAGTCACGACCGGGCTTACCGTCTCTACCGCGGGGTCCTCTAAGTAAAGAGATTTCTTCTTCGGATAAATCAGAAAACTTTAATTTCAAACTATCCGAGATTGAGTAAACAGTTTCAGAGATTATCTTTGTGATCTCGGGAAGCGAGTCCTCAAAAGAAAAATCTTTACCGTCTCTGCCGTCACGACCTTTATCCCCGCGGGGTCCAACTTCTCCGCGGAGACTTTCCTTTTCTTCTTCGGATAGGTCGGAGAACTTTAGGGCGAACTGTTTAGCCCACCCACGCATGATCTCTTCGTGCTCAGAAAAATCAAAGTCCTTACCCGGCTCGCCGGGAGCTCCGGCATGACCACGAGGCCCACGCGGCCCTCGGGGAAGAGTCTCAAGTTTCTCTTCCACAAACTTTGATATGAGGGCGAGAAGGACCGCGTTATCCATTCACCCTACTTTTTAAGAAAGGAAATAGCGGCCTGGGTTAATGCTTGTTGGTCGGGATTCGGTTGATCTTTAGCGGGAGTACCCTGTTTTGATTTACCGGAGATGGTAGCATCAATGACTTCGTTCATGCGACTAACTGGCGTGTAGTTGTTCGTCGCAATAAAATATTCATCCCCTCCATCGTATCCGGGCATCCCCTCTTTTTCCCTAATTTGGTTTGGGGTGATGGCCGCGACCGACATCATGTTCTTGTAGTAGTCGGATCGTGATTTAGAATCTCCGCGGAATACTTCTCGGATGTCGATCTCGGTAAACCTTCCGCCGTAGCGATAGTTGAGTACCTTGATGTCGGCTTCGGTTTCTAGGTTCACGGCCCAGCTATCGAGAGTGTCGGTAGCTACTTCGAGGTTTGCATTCTCGACGTTTGAGAAAGTGGCCGCGGTCGTATCAAACAATTTCGTAGGCGGTACTCCCAAATACCGTGCGATCTCAAGAACCGAGAACTGTCTCGACTCAAGGAATTGCAAGGTGTCGGCTTCAATCTTTACCGACTCATACTTCATGCCATTTTCTAAAACACGGGTGCCGCCATTTTTTCGGCCAGCATTCATTTCGGTCCACGTAGCTTTTAGGCGCTGGATGGCTTCATCCGAAAGAGTACCCTCATGGTAGATGATGCCCGAGGGAACGCCGCCATTAGAGAAAAGGCCCGAGGCCATTTGGTTGGCAGCTAAAGAGATCCCTAAAACTTCGGCGCCATACGCTACGACGCCTTGGCCCACAATGCCGTCTTTGGTGTGGAAGTTTTTAAGGTGGAATACATCCATGGGATTTAAGAAGGCCGTCCCCTTTTCCTGCGTGATCTTATAAACGATCTTTCCACTCGTGGTGCGAAGCACTTCAACCGTTCGAGTGGGGATCGGCCAAAGAGCTATTGGGCGGCCAGAGATAGATCTCTCGATCTCTGCGTAGAAGTTTCCCTCAATGATCGCTTGGCTTACCGCAAGCAAGCGAAACATAAAGGCGCTCATCTCCTCATTCGGAGCGAGATTTAAAAGCTTCGATACGTCGTCATTGATTTCTTCTTGTTCGACGTTCTTTACGGCCCAAGGAAGTTTAGCAATCTGCGTGGCAATGAAAGTTACGCCGCGATAAAAGGCCGCGACTTGCATAGCAGAGTCCGAGGTTACTACAGGAGATCCCGGCGAGTGAAAGAAACCTCTACGGGCTAAACTCACTCTTTCGTTTTTTGTCTGTCTGGCGTAGATATTAAATAAATCGAAAATCACCGAGATCCCCTCCCCTAACTTGGTTTAGCGGTGACGCTTTTGGCGACCTTTGTGCTTGCGGGGTGCTTCCTTTTCATCATGTTCCGGTTCTTCGGATTCTACAAGTTCCTCTTCCTCATGCACTGCCTCCTGGACCACTTCCGACTCCATCTCGGAAACCAATTGGTCTCCTCGCTTCATCCAGCGACCGACCATGTCCTCAGGGACATCGACCTCTTCGCCGCCCTTATAGAGAATGTCGAGGTTGTAGTACATGTCTTGTGGGAAAATCATTTTTACAGTCTTCATCGTGCCTCCTCAGAAAGTAATAGGGGGAAGTGTTCC